GTCGTTTAATGCAGAACCTATTAATGCTTGCTTAATTTCTTTTATATCAGAAGAACGAATTTCACTATCTTGTTTTAATAATTTTAAGTGTTGTTCTATTCTGTCTAATCTTTCTGATTCTAAATTACTCATTTTTAAATTTATTCGGTTGCGACAAATATAGCTTTGCAGCACCAAGTGTTATTACTAAAATCTTAAATATAGTTCCTACGTATTCAGGTAATCCTAACTGACTAATTAATTCCACAAGCAAGTGAGTTGTTTGGTCGAGAATACCCAAAACAATTAGAATAATCGGCAGGATGTGTTCCTTAATCTGCTTCATTTCTTATATTATTTCTAATTTCTAATATGTCAGCAGGGATTTCTTTTCCTGTTTCAATAGACCTAATTATATACCAATCTGTCTCTATTAATTTATCGTAAGATTGTTTATTTAATTCCTTTTTTCTATTTAACTTTTCAACTTCAGTAGCCGCATCATAAAACTCATTTTTTTCAAAATCAAAATATGGGTTTATCATAAACTCCGTTAATTGTAATTCCGTAAACATTTCGTCGTTAGAACAATTATAATTTTCGTTAGTTGAAAATATAACTTTTCCGCTTTTATTTAAAATCGTTTTCATTATTTACTTATAATTAATTCGTTCATTACTAAACTATCAGCAGCATTTGTTAATTGTAAAGATATAAAGCCGTAAATGGGTTGGGCAAAGTCCAAAGCAAGTGTAGATGTAGCTATATTTGTTAAAGTATTATCATTAAAAATACCATTTGCAGCCGCACTCATAAATCCTTTTAAATTTCCGCTTTCAATTTTATAAGTTCGTGTCCCTCGCATATTTATATTGCCACCACTTGCAGCTAAAATTAATACGTTACTTGCAGTTGCATAAGTATTTGTATTACTAAGTTTTAATCTACAAGTCGAAGCGTTCAAAACTCCTGTCTTTTGCCAAGATATAGTTTCAACTTTTAATATATCAGCAGCCGAATACGTGTTTGCAGGAATAGTAAAATTAAAAGATGTTATTTGGGTTTCAGTTGTTGTCCCTGTATGAGAAGGCGAAGGTGTAATTATATTTATAACTTTTGAGCTTCGGGTTGCTAATGCATCAAAGACCGCATTTTGACTCGGGGCTATAGTTGTAACTCCATTTACTATTTCATCGGTTACTTTTGAATCAGCATAAGATTTAACGGCATTTTGTGTAGGATAAAGCGTGTTGCTTGTGCCTAAACTTGTTAATGTAGATTTGTTTGATACGTTTTCAGGTGTAAAACCCAAAGCCGTTTCAACTGTTTTATTTTCCCAAATATCAGTCGCTGAAGTGTAAGCCAATACGTTGTTATTCGCAGGCGTTGTTATTTTTACGTTATGCAGTTCGTCTAATTCATAACCGTTATCGACTTTTACAAATATGCTACCTTGTGTTATGTGAGCGTGAATAACGTAACCAAGTATAATTAAATGATTTGGCGCAGTAGGTTTTACTTTTGTGGCTCTACCCGCAGTTGTAGGAGACAAGTATAGTATATCTCCATCGGCCCACGTTTCGCCTTGTAAACTTCCTGTTGTGTTTATGCCTCGCACAAGTCCGCTTGTAGTAATGAAACCCTCTTGGTTGTTGTTTATTGTTTCGGTTACAAGTCCAAGAGTTTCTGCGCTTAATGGGTCGGTTGTGGCTTGCGCTAAATCAACTTTTAATCGTTGCCCTTGCGCTCCTGTAACTCTAACCGCTTGGTAGTTCGACTCTAATAAATTGACGTTGGTAGCGGTTTTATTTACTACTCGCAAAACTGACTCTTGACCTATTTGCAAAGTTACGTTGCCGCCTTTCAATCCTAAATCAACCGTTCCGTCACTATCGTTCCATCGCATAACCCCAACTCCCGCAGTTCCTGTTGGTGTTTGGTCAAACTCAACCTGTCCCACCTTAATTTCAAACTCGCCCAAGTCCACGTCTTGCGTTGCGCCTGTATAAGGCACGAAGCCTGTAACGTCAGGAATTACATTATAAAGTTCCCAAACAGCTGCACCTTCTGTATTATCGGTACAAATATAATTCGTGCCATCATCTAAAGTCCAAATAGAACCTACTTTAAAACGTAAAGTTACATCAAAGCTAAAATTTGGTATTGCATTAAAACCATTAGTAGAATTTCTTATAAATCCGTTGTTATCGAATACGTGGCGAATACCACCCTGCCACATATCTTCATAATCTACACTGCAAAAGCGAGATATTCCACCGTCTTGCCCAAAGTCGTAAGTACCCTTTTTAAGTGAAGCGTTATTTTCTAATAAGATAGAATCAGCATTGTTGATTAAGATATTAGTACCACCTGTATTGTTTCCAAATTCAAGTGTTTGTTCTAATGTTTGTTCACCACCACCACCTGTTACTTTGTTTATGTTTACCTGAATCAGTTGTTCAGTAATGTTTAAAGTAACATCTTCAGTAGTTTCAAACACATTAATATCAATTACTTCCTGAATTTCAGAAGATACTATATTAATTGTTTCATTAGTTTCAGAAACATTTATGTTTACTTGTTCACACATTATCGGGTTACATCATTTAGAATTAAAAAATTACCTGAAATATAGGTTTTAACAATTCCATCAAAATCAAACTCAATATCATAAATATAATTAAAAGCAGGTATATTTATAATTTGCTGATTGATTCTAAATAAACCATTTACAGCATCTGTAATAGTAATTCCTGCATTTGCTACAGAAGTTAAAGATAAACCAACTACACCACCATATTCTTTACGCAGTTGCATACGAATAGTAGTATCTGTTAAATCTACAGGAATAGTATCTACGTTAATTTCGAAATTTACTGCTTCGAACGTATCTGATTTTATGTGTTGAAAGTTTAAACTCATTTTCTATTTTAGTTAAAAATAATTGTAATTTTTGTACGTTCTTTTCTTTGGGTTTGTATGTTTCTTTTATAATATCCATCCTGTAAAATTAGCATCCCTATCAGGAAAAACATCAGCATTTGAATTAGAAGTATATTCAGGAAAATCAACCTGATTGAAACACATATAATCTATAAAACGATTTGTATAAGATTGTGCTACATCACGCTCTTTTTCTATCAAGAAATCTATTTCGTTTTTATCTACGTTTGAACTTGCTTCGCTTGAGTGTTTAAATACACCTTTATTAGCGATAGTATAAGCAGCGTAGGGCAAATATTCTACCATTGACCAATGTATTACCATAGGTTTTATATAAGTCGTTAAAAGCGATGTATATGGTTCTGCTAACGTGCTTGAAACTATATCATCATTAATTTTATTAAATAATTGAGTACCAAGATAGTTTTGAATATGAATATCCTGAGCAATTTTAATATATTGAATAAATTTGTCAGTATCAATGTTCCCATTTAATGCAGTAAATTTTACAATATCATCACGAGTTATAAATAGTGCCTGTGCCATTTGTTAGTTTTTAAATCCCATTTTATCCCAATATTCTTTTGTGTATCCTTTTCTTGGCATATCAGCAGGTTTCATAGATACTTCTTTTTCGTTTCTAATCCTATACCCGTATTGTTCAGCTATTCTATTACTTAATGGTTTAGCACTTGGATTTGTAGGGTCTACTTTTACACCTTCTAAATTAGCATAGGTTCTGCGCAACCATTTATGTTCACATCGAGGGCCGCCCTTGAAAAACCATACAGAATAATTTGCAGCACCACCTTTACCAAAGCCCGGATTTACTGCTTCACTTTCCATAGCTATAATATCTTCTTTACGATATACTTTATCAGCGTTTAACATTTTATTGCAAAATTCTCTTTCACCTGTTAAATTACCACTATAAACGTAACGTGTAATAAAGTTTACACCATCAATTACTTTATCTTGTTCAGGGCTTTTAATGTTTGGTCTTGCAGTACCTGTACTAACAAGATTCCATACTTTAGATAGTAATGATTTATCTTCTTTTTTCTGATTTATAGATTCTAATTCAGTATCTAATTCATCTTCTAAATCGTAATCAACTTCTGTTTCATCAATTAATAACCATTCATCACCTAATACTTCGCCTTTGTTTATTAGTTCATCTGCTATAGATTCAGAACCTAAACAAGTGTGTGAACTTAAACCTGTTTCTTCAGCTACTTGTTCTTGTGTAGTAGTGTTTTCTAAATCAGTAAATTCTAATGGTTGTATAGTTCTAAAGTATAATTTTAAAGAAATACTATTTAC